GAACTTGAATCAGCGTTCATTGAGTTCGAACGCCAACTCTACAATTCATTGGTAAAGAATCAAAGGATCAATCACAGATGGTGCAGGAACGCACTGTTGAAGATGTATAAGTTGATCCGTCCTATACGCAAACAACTGAGACAAAATCAATTGAAGATCAAACCATACGCAGAACGTGTGCATCCAAGTTGGGAAGGAGTCAAAGAATAATGGCAGATTACAGAGGCAGAACAGTATCACTGAACAAACCATTCAGGCTACCATCAGGTTCATCAAAGAAGTTTGGTGTCTATGTTAGGAACAGATCCACAGGCAATGTCAACAGGGTGACATTCGGTGATCCCACAATGAGAATTCGTAAATCAAACCCAGCACGCCAAAGATCATTTATGGCGAGGATGGGTGGCATTCTACGAGATGTCCGTGGACAAAAAACACTTTCTCCGGCATACTGGTCAATCCAGAGTTGGAAGAAAGGTTTCAAACTATAAGGAGAACTACAATGGCTATGAAGAAAAAGAAGAAAAGAGGCGGTCGCAGAGGTGGCCGTAAGAAGTAAGATTACACATAATAATATTCTTTGGGGTTATTCTTCAATCTGTTAGTGATTGTCTGTGGAGTAACCCCGATAGATCTAGCCGCTTGTATTCTACTTTCAAAAATACCGTATTCTGTTCGGATACGTTTATGAAATTTCGAAGCAAATTTTGTAGCATCTCTATCTTTCATATTCTGCTTATGTGTAGCACAATATACATTGGATGGTTCATATGCACCTTGGTCATTGTATCTGCACATTTCTAATCTATCCGAATGACAATATTCTGCAGGAGCAGTTTCTTTGTCAACTCCGTGTGATAACCACCAATCATACCACTGTTCTAAAGTAAATTTGAATTCAATGTTCCTATCCTTGGCACTCCATCTTTGCGTATTATATCTTTTCTTTGCAAGTCCCATAATTGTATTTTAAAGCCAAACAATTTTTTGTCAAATGATAGTAGTATTAAATATCAATGCCTAAAGGCACATAAATAACAGTGAAACGTGGAAACACGGGGTCACACTCAGACCATACAAGGAGGATAACAAATGACAGAGCAAACTGGCGAAATCCAGGCTGAACTTCAACAGCCTGTCCAAGAACAAGAGGTTCAAACGGAAAGTCAAGAGAAGGCATTGACACAGGAACAGGTGGACAAGATTGTCGCTGATCGTGTAGCAAGAGAACGAGCAAAGTTTGAGAAGAAATACTCAGGCGTTGACTTGGACCATTACAAGGGATTGGTAGAAGCAGAAGAACAACGCAAACAAGAAGAACTTGAAAAGCGTGGCCAATATGAGACCTTGCTGAAGGAACAGGCAGAAAAGTTCAACAGCAAGATCAAGACATACGAGTCCGAGCTTCATTCTATCAAAGTTGACGGTGCACTACTACAAGAGGCATCGAAGAGCAAGGCAGTAAATCCACAGCAAGTGGTTGCACTACTGAAAGGTTCTTTGAAACTCAATGAGGCGGGCACAGTTGATGTAATGGATGCCAGCGGGCAAGTTAGATATGATGATAATGGTAATCCATTTCCGGTATCAAAACTTGTTGACGAATTCTTGACTAACAATCCGCATTTCAAATCTGCAGGTCCACAAGGCACAGGCACCCAAGGTGCTATTGGCAAACAATCCAGTGTTAATATTGATGTAAGGAATCTGGATATGACAAATCCAGATCACAGAAAGCAGTATGCTGAATGGCGTAAAACCCAAGCAGGATACTAATATTAATAAAAGGAGAAAACAACAATGGCAAACGAGTCAACTACTACATCGTTAAACGATCTGATTAGCCCTATTGTCCAAGAGGCAATGTTCGTGGCATCAGAAATGTCAATTATGCCAGGACTTGTGAAAACATTCACAGTTCCAGCAAACGCAGGGAAGGTCCTGCAAATCCCCTTATACGGCACAGAGTCGATAGCCTCTGACGCTGGGGAGAACACAGACCTAGTAAACACTGAGGTCTCAACTGATGTGGCAAACATCACACTAACTGAAGCAGGTATTATGACAACACTGACTGATATGGCGAGAAACCATTCAGTATCAAATGTTGTTGCTGACCTTGGTAAGTTATTTGGTGAAGCGATTGCAAAAAGACACGACCAAGCACTAACAGGCTTGTTCTCATCTTTCTCAGCATCAATTGGTGCGGCACAAGATGAAATCGAAGTTAAGGATCTATTCGAAGCATATGCTACATTGAAAGCAAATGCAGTTCCTGGTCCATACTTTGGTGTGTTCAATCCAAAAGCGATCTACAATGTGAAGAAAACATTGACAAACACATTCGTAAATCCAAATCCAGCGAACGTTGTAAACCAAGCAATGACAGAAGGCTTTATCGGCCGGATAGCTGGGATCGATATTTTTGAATCGAGCAATGTTGTTGAAGATTCTGCAACAGCGGTAACAAACGCAGTATTCTCAAGAGATGCGTTAGGTTTAGCGGTTGCACAAAACATCAACATTGAGACACAAAGAGACGCATCATTAAGAGCAGAAGAAATTGTTGCATCAACAAGATATGGTGTTCAAGTTCTTCACAACTCATATGGTGTTAAGATCTTAGGTGATAACCAAATCAACTAGTAAATATCATTGTCACTTTTAGTGGCGTGTATCTACGGACAGTAACCCCGGGTAGCAGAAATGTTGCTCGGGGTTTTGTTTTATAAACTAACATTGTGATCTCGGTGATCGCATAAATATTCTTACACACTGGGAAGGACCTAGGTGATAAGTTTAATAGGATTAAAAAAATGTTATCAATCACGATAGACGACATCAAAAAATACGAACCCAACATTTTAGATTACGGTATAGATTCATTCGAGACAGATATTTCAGAAGGTGCTGAAGACGTCACCAGAGATATCAGGATCAAATGGTGGCCAACATATTCCAACACAACCAAGTATGACATCTCTGTGCTTGATGGTAGATTGGAAATGGATGATGGCAAACTCACTGCATCGCAGTGGACCAGAGCAGTGGTGTATTACACACTGGGTTATAGAATTATGCCGAAACTTTCTACTTTCAATGCGGAGACAGACATATTTGAAAGAAAGTTTGATTTTTATAGAAAAGAATATTCTAGGGAGTTCGAAAAGGTAGTATTGGATGGTGTTGAATATGATCTTGATTCGTCAGGAACCATACAGAATTCAGAAAAAGAGCCGACTTATTACCGAAGACTTAAAAGGTAATGAGCACAAGAGAATTAATAGCACAAAACATCATCGAAGTTCTATCAGATATGGAACCACCACGTCCTGTGTTGGTTACCAGAGAACCTTTCGACATAGACAAACTGGCAATCACACAGTTTCCTGCCATAGTGGTTGAATCCGGCAATGAAGTCCGTGAAGACATCGCAATGGGTGGATACAGAAGAGGTGTGATAGACTTTTCAATCAGGGGATTCGTAAGATCAGATTCACGCAACACACACATCATATCGGTTGATGCCAAAAGGAACGCACTCATCGAAAGAATAGAAGAAGAATTGAATGATGACAGGATGCGTGGAGTTGACTCAGCCGGTGAAGGTTTCAACACCACAACCAGAGTGAGAGAAATAACCATACAACCAAGGACTCCACCCCTAGGTGAGTTCCTTATGATTGTTGAAGTAAGGTATAACCTAAGGAAAGGATCGGTATAATGCCACTAACGAAATACATTGAAATGATCAAGGGCACAGAGACCACCAAGGTCGAACCTGATCGTGTAAAGAGATTTGAAGAGGAAGGATGGTCTACAATCACTTCTGCCAATTCAAATAAACCACAACCAAAGGCCAAGGTCAAAGCCAAGGCTGAGGTTGTAAAACAAACCAAAGTCGTTGAACCAATGACTGCACAGGAAGAAGATGCCAATGCTGGTGTCGTCAGAAATGATGATGGCACGGTGACAGCAGATGAGCACGACTTCTTGCAACAGAATCAAGGCTTCATCGACGATAACCTAAATCCAGAGGAGGATTAACATATGGCAACATATACAGGCGAGAATGGTCAAGTTCGAGTTGACGATTCATCAGGGTCTCCTGTTGCAGTAGCAGAAGTGAGATCTTGGACTTTAGATCATACCAAAGATGTGATCGAAGACACAGTGATGGGAGATGCCGCTAGAACATACAAGAGCGGACTACATCAATTTTCAGGTTCAATGGAAGTGGTCTACGACGATTCAAAGATCGACGCACAGATTTTCAATCCTGACAGCGACACTGAGTTGACAGCAGAATTTTATCCAAATTCATCAACAGGATATAAATTCTCAGGTGAAATCATTGTGACATCAGTATCGAGAAGTGCATCATTCGACGATTTGATCACTGCATCGATAAGTTTTCAGGGAACTGGAGCACTGTCTACAGAAACAGTGTAATTGAATGTTGAATATCACGGTAACGGGCCTAACATCAACCAATCGCAAGGTAAAGCAAGACATCAACAAGTTGGTGGATGCTATATCCAATGATGTGTTGGTGTTTGCCCGTGCCAACACTCCTATCAGACTTGGCACTGCCAGAGCTGGTTGGAAAAAACAAAGACAAACAAATGGTTTCTCTATCAAGAACAAGGTGCCATACATTGATAAACTCAACCAAGGTTCATCAAAACAATCACCAGAAGGTATATTGAAACCAACACTACAACAAATAAGGAGCAAATATTAATGTCCGTAATTGATAACGCAAAAGAACATTTCAAATCTAAAGTTAGAGGAGATTTATTAAAAATGACTGTGGAGGAATGGAAGACAGATGTTTATTACAAACCTGCATACGCATTCCAGACAGAGTCAAAAATATTAGAATTACAACAACAGGGTAAAACTGTTGATGCATTGGTGGAGTCTATCATCAAAAAGGCTCTAACACCAGAAGGCAAACCAATGTTTCATCAGTCCGACCGATGGAGCTTGTTGAATGAAGTTGATCCGGCTGTGTTGATCAGAATAGCAACCAGACTCAACAATTCAACGATGGAAATCGCCCAGGAGGCTGTTGAAAAAAACTAAAAGAGGACACTGAACTACTTCTTGTGATGAAGGTGGCACAGGAACTAGGCAAAAGCATAGAAGAAGTGATGCAATTCAGTGTCCTAGAATTAAGATTATGGACTGCATATTTTAAAATGCAGGCCGAGGAACAAAGGAAGGTAATGAATGGTCGCAACCAACATCCAGGTCAACGTCGTAGATCGAACCGCTAATGCCCTTGGCAGAATCAGTGGTAGGCTCAACAACCTAAACAAAGGTCTATTAGGTGTCAACAGGGTGGCGGCCCTTGCCACTTCGGCCATAGCGGCTATAGGTGGCACCAATGCCGTCAGAGGCATCCTACAAACCACAGCAAGGTTCCAGGATCTTAATTCAACATTGGCCACAGTGACTGGTTCGGCCAAAGCGGGTGCCGAAGCATTCGATTTCGTCACTAGGTTCTCAACCAAGACACAGTTTGGTGTCGAAGAACTCACACAGTCCTATATCAAACTGGCTTCCAATGGTGTAGAGCCATCGGAAGAGTTGTTATCAAGATTCGCCAATGCGGCGGCGGTTACCACAGACCAAGTAGGATCATTGAATGCAATCACTGACCTCTACACTAGATCACTGCAATCGCAGACTATTGAACTTAATAATCTAGAAAGACTTTCTGACAGAGGATTTCCGGTCTATGACATCATTAAAGATAAACTTGGTGTCACAAGGGATCAGATAGGCAAGTTTTCTAAAGAAGTTGGAGGCACACAAAAGATACTTGATGCCATCGGCGAAGCCATAGATGAGAGATTTGGTGATGCCACAGAAAGATTGCTGGGCAACCTATCCATACAATTCTCCAACTTGGGCATCGCTGTCAAAACTCTGCAGTTCGCTGTAGGATCACAGGGTTTGGCCAAGGCAGTGGGAGAGACTGCGGTAGAAATCACAGACTTCATCAACAACAACGAAGCGGCTGTGAAATCAATCGGCATCAATCTAACCAAAGCATTCCTGTTTGCCAAAGAATCAATGGTGTTGGTGCTACAGAATTTAGATCTATTAGCAAAAGCATTTGCTATATTCTTTGGATTGAAAATTGCTGTTGCCGTGACATCCATTGCTGTGGCATTCGCAGGCAAATTGGTGAAAGGCATAGCACTCACCATCACCGCGATGAAACTACTCGCCACTGTGGCTTCACGACATCCATTGATTGCGGCCGCTGTGGTTATAGCAGGTGGAATTGGCAAACTCACTGGTGCATTCGAAAAACTAGCAGAAATGACTTCAGGTGTCACTGCCTCAGCCATCGATGGATTGACCAACAGTGCAGATGCATTACTAGAAAAAATGGATGAAAGCCTACCTGGCTTTGGTGAATACAGAGACGAAATTAGAAAAATCGGAGAAATGGGCACAGGATCATTCACAGGACTCCCAGCAGCCTTAGCCGAAGGAATGATTGGTGCCAGTTTGGCCGCTAGTAAACTCAATGATGAATTGGATGATACCAATGATGAACTGGATGAAGGCAAAGACAAAGCCAAGAAGTTCGAAGGATCATTGAGAGATGCATTTGGTGTTGCCAACAAAGGTGCACTAGAAGCCATAGAAGGCTTCGATGAAATGAGGGCACTAACTGACCTTGGTTCAAATGCTATGAACACATTTAGATCAAGGACCGCAGATGCATTCGCTGATGCAGTGTTGGGTGCGAAATCATTCTCAGAAGGTTTGAAGGAAGTGGCGGAAGCAATATTCAGACAGATATTGGTTGGCATAGCAGAATTGGCCATCCAGATATTCATCCTTGACAAATTCGTTAAACCTTTCTTCGAAAGTATGGCCGGTGGCACAGAAAAGACCAAGAATGAACAGAAAAAATTAAACAACGAACTCAAAAAAGAGATTGGATTGAGAGCAGTGTTGGCTTTCTTCACAGGTGGTTTCAGTCTGCCAGGATTCGCAGATGGTGGACCAGTGCAAGGCAACAAACCAATCATAGTTGGTGAAGAAGGACCAGAGGTGTTCGTGCCTAGATCATCAGGCAGGATCGTCCCCAATGATGCACTGTCACCCAATGCAAGGAATTTTGAAATGGCATCAGCGGCTCCACAGGAGGTCAATGTCAATTTCAACATACAAACAGTAGACGCTGAATCTTTCGATGAATTGTTGGTGTCTAGGAGAGGTATCATAACATCAATCATTAATGAATCATTGTATAGACAAGGAAAGAGAGGTTTAGTATAATGGCATACATAGGCAGTTGGCCATCAACACCGGGGTTCAATGCAGTCAATTTCAAGACCAGCACACAGACCAAACAGACACAGACCATAAGTGGCAAGACTTACCGTTCTTCCACAGCAACATCGAGATTCGAGGCAACCATAAGGTATCCCAACACCAACGCCAGTGATTTCAGACCCACACAGGCATTCGCCAGCAGGGCATTGGGATCATTGAACACGTTCGACATCGTGCTACCTGTGGTTTCATACACACAGGGCGATTATGCCAGTCAGACTGTGTATGTTTCTTCAGCGGCATCAGTGGGTGCGTCCAGTGTGACTGTGACTTCGGATCAAACATCATCCACCATACTCAAAGCAGGTGATGTCATCAAATTTGAAAATCACACCAAAGTTTATATGCTGACAGCAGATGCTACATCGGATGGTTCGGGTGTGGCCACATTGAACATCACACCAAATCTCATAACAGCACTAGAAGATGATTCTGCAGGAGGTAATACATCTGTCACTGTAAATGCTGTGCCATTTAGATGTTTCTTGTCTAATGACATACAGCAATTCAAACACGCAGTCAACGAATTCATATCATTTGAATTTGACATCACGGAGGACATCTAATGGCAAGAGGTCTAACAGATCTTGTGCGTTCACAGTTAGAAAACAACAGCCAAATTGTCTACAATTTGCTGAAGATAGACACACCTTCTGGCACCAAGTATTACACAGATGCTTCACACGATGTGGCACACGATGGCAACACCTATGAAGCACAGGCTGATTTCCTTGGCATAGGCGAAGTGGAAGAAGAAGCAGAAATCATCATTTCAAAAGTGGACATCAATATGTCTGCACTGGGTCCAAGTGCCATATCAACGTTCGCAACATCAGGCATAGTCAACAGAGATGTGGAGATTAGGATTGCATTCATTGATCCAACCACATATCTCATTGTTGGAGATCCCATATTGACATTCAAAGGCAAGGTTTTGAGTTATGCTGTCACAGATGCTAGATTGACTGCAACCATACAACTATCCGTGGCTTCTATGTTCGCTAATTTCCAAAAAATAAATGGCAGAAGAACCAATCCCGAAAGTTTCCAGAGAGAACATCCCAATGATCGTTCTATGGATTTCAGTCATCAAATGATCAAAGATATAGCGTGGGGTAGAAAAGGTGATTAGAGCATTCCAAACCACAGATACCGAACAAGTGATCACATTGTGCAAACAATGGTTGGAAGAAACAGAAAACAATCAACAGTTGGACATCGAACAGGTGTTGGAAGCGTTCAAAGACATCGCCATCGATGACACCAGATATTCAATGGTGCTCACACATCAAGGCAAGGTGGTTGGATTTTGTGTGTGCAGGGTCACAGAAAATGTTTGGAACAAGAACACCGAAGGATTGATCGAATGGATGTATGTCAAACCCAATCACAGAACAATGGCAATTGGTTTGGTTGATGCCTGTGAACAATGGTTCAAACAACAAGACTGCAAATACTTCACATTTTCAATCAGTGCATTTGATAAAAATTTACAATCCAATATTGATTACCTCAACGATGTGGATCAGATGTTCGAAGGTAGACTCAAAGATGTTGGTGCGGTATATCTAGGAGCAGTGAAATAGATGAAAAAATATTTTATGAAACAGATCAATAGATTGGCCAAATGGTGGTTGGAGAAACAGGCACCACCAGGTGAATTCCTTGCCTACATCAACGAACAGGAAGCAAAACTGTTGAAGGACAATG